GGTGAAATGCTGGTTGGCTCCCGGCGAATCTCTCAGGACATCAGTACCCGTGATGAAGGCGGTGGCGGGAAGGTCGTGGTTATCGGGCGGCAGAGGTAAAAAGAATAAAAAAATCCCGCAGTGTTGCGGAGCTGCGGGAGAGTTACGAAGATTAACTATAGAGAATTATTCTTATGTCACGACAAAAAACATTAACGCAGAGAAATTATTAGTACCACAGTCAGTTTGTGAAAATGTGAAGATATTCAGAATTTTTATTCAGTGATGATACAGGCATCCTCCGGGATGCCTGTTGTTTTTGTGCGTAACAGTTATCACAGTAAAGGGTGAGACAATGGGCAAAGGTGGCGGCAAGGCGCACACGCCGGTTGAGGCAAAGGACAATCTTAAGTCCACGCAGATGATGAGCGTGATTGATGCCATTGGTGAAGGGCCGATTGAAGGTCCGGTGAAGGGACTGCAGAGTATTCTGGTGAACAAAACCCCGCTGACGGACACTGACGGCAATCCTGTGATACACGGTGTGACCGCGGTCTGGCGCGCCGGGGAGCAGGAGCAGACACCACCCGAAGGCTTTGAGTCCTCCGGGGCGGAAACCGCACTGGGCGTGGAAGTGACGAAGGCAAAGCCGGTGACGCGCACCATTACATCCGCGAACATTGACCGCCTGCGGGTCACCTTCGGGGTGCAGTCACTGGTGCAGACCACGTCAAAGGGTGACCGAAACCCGACATCCGTCCGCCTGCTGATTCAGTTACAGCGTAACGGTAACTGGGTGACGGAAAAGGATGTCACCATTAACGGCAAGACCACCTCGCAGTTTCTGGCGTCGGTGATTCTGGATAATCTGCCTGAGCGGCCCTTTAACATCCGGATGGTCCGGGAGACAGCGGACAGCACCCCGGACCAGCTGCAGAATAAGACGCTCTGGTCGTCATACACCGAAATCATCGATGTGAAACAGTGCTACCCGAACACGGCGATTGTGGGGCTGCAGGTGGATGCGGAGCAGTTTGGCGGTCAGCAGATGACGGTGAACTACCATATCCGCGGTCGCATCATCCAGGTACCGTCAAACTATGACCCGGAAAAACGCACTTACAGCGGCATCTGGGACGGCAGCCTGAAACCGGCATACAGCAACAACCCGGCCTGGTGCCTGTGGGACATGCTGACTCACCCGCGCTATGGCATGGGAAAACGTCTGGGGGCGGCGGATGTGGACAAGTGGGCGCTGTATGCCATCGGGCAGTACTGCGACCAGACGGTCCCGGATGGTTTCGGGGGCACAGAGCCGCGGATGACCTTTAATGCGTACCTGTCACAACAGCGTAAGGCGTGGGACGTTCTCAGTGATTTCTGCTCGGCGATGCGCTGTATGCCGGTATGGAACGGCCAGACGCTGACGTTCGTTCAGGACCGCCCGTCGGATGTGGTGTGGCCGTACACCAACTGCGATGTGGTGGTGGATGATAACGGCGTGGGGTTTCGCTACAGCTTCAGCGCCCTGAAGGACCGCCACACGGCGGTGGAGGTGAATTACACCGACCCGCAGAACGGCTGGCAGACCTCCACGGAACTGGTGGAAGACCCGGAAGCCATACTGCGCTACGGGCGCAACCTGCTGAAGATGGATGCGTTCGGTTGCACCAGTCGCGGTCAGGCCCACCGTGCCGGGCTGTGGGTGATAAAGACCGGACTGCTGGAAACGCAGACGGTGGATTTCACGCTCGGGTCACAGGGGCTGCGTCACACCCCCGGTGACATCATTGAAATCTGTGATAACGACTACGCCGGTACCATGACCGGCGGACGTGTCCTGTCCATCGATGCCGCCAGCCGCACCCTGACACTGGACCGTGAGGTGACCCTGCCGGAGACAGGTGCCGCCACGGTGAACCTGATTAACGGCAGCGGTAAGCCGGTGAGCGTGGCCATTACTGCACACCCCGCGCCGGACCGGATACAGGTCAGTACCCTGCCGGATGGTGTGGAGACATACGGTGTGTGGGGGCTCTCCCTGCCGTCACTGCGTCGTCGCCTGTTCCGCTGTGTCTCCATCCGGGAAAACACGGACGGCACTTTTGCCATCACGGCAGTGCAGCATGTGCCGGAAAAAGAAGCCATTGTGGATAACGGGGCCAGCTTTGAGCCGCAGTCAGGCACCCTGAACAGTGTTATCCCTCCGGCAGTGCAGCACCTGACGGTGGAGGTGAGCGCCGCTGACGGGCAGTATCTGGCGCAGGCGAAATGGGACACGCCGCGGGTGGTGAAGGGGGTGCGCTTCAGTCTGCGACTGACCAGCGGAAGCGGTCAGGACAGCCGTCTGGTGACCACCGCCATCACCGCGGATACAGAGCACCGTTTCAGCGGTCTGCCGCCGGGGGAATACACCCTGACGGTCAGGGCGATTAACAGTTATGGCCAGCAGGGCGAACCGGCCACCACCACGTTCAGGATTTACGCACCTGCGGCACCCGCCTCGATTGAGCTGACGCCGGGGTATTTTCAGATAACGGCGGTCCCGCGTCTTGCGGTGTATGACCCGACGGTACAGTTTGAATTCTGGTTCTCAGAAAAACGCATCACGAACACGGCACAGGTGGAAACCTCTGCCCGTTATCTGGGTAGCGGCAGTCAGTGGAGTGTATCCGGCCCGCACATTAAGCCCGGGAAGGATTTCTGGTTTTACGTGCGCAGCGTCAACCTGGTGGGGAAATCTGCGTTTGTGGAAGCCAGTGGCCGGGCCAGCAATGATGCAGAAGGGTATCTGGGGCTGTTTCGGGAAAAAATAGGAAAACTGCATCTGGCTCAGGGGCTGTGGGAGCTGATAGACAACAGCCAGCTTGCGGATGAGATGGCGGAGATGAAGACCACCATCACCGAAACCCGCAATGAAATCACACAGACGGTCAGTAAAACGCTGGAAGACCAGAGCGCCACCATACAGCAGATACAGCGCGTGCAGAAGGACACAAATGATGACCTGGCTGCACTCTACATGCTGAAAGTACAAAAAACCAAAAACGGCATTCCTTATGTGGCCGGGATTGGTGCAGGGATTGAGGATACTGATGGCCAGCCACTGAGCAACATACTGCTGCTGGCTGACTGTATCGCGATGATAAATCCGGAGAGCGGCAACAGCACTCCGTTATTTGTGGCGCAGGGGAATCAGCTGTTCATGAACGACGTGTTCCTGAAACGACTGTTTGCGGTGAGTATCACCTCGTCCGGCAATCCCCCGACGTTTTCCCTGACGCCGGAGGGCAGGCTGATCGCAAGAAATGCTGATATCAGCGGTAACGTGAATGCGAATTCCGGGACGCTCAACAACGTCACGATTAACGAGAACTGTCGGGTTCTGGGAAAACTGTCCGCGAACCAGATTGAAGGCGATCTCGTTAAAACAGTGGGCAAAGCTTTCCCCCGGGATTCCCGTGCACCGGAGCGGTGGCCATCAGGGACCATTACCGTCAGGGTTTATGACGATCAGCCGTTTGACCGGCAAATTGTTATTCCGGCGGTGGCATTCAGCGGCGCTAAACATGAGAGAGAGCATACTGATATTTACTCCTCATGCCGTCTGATAGTGCGGAAAAACGGTGCTGAAATTTATAACCGTACCGCGCTGGATAATACGCTGATTTACAGTGGCGTTATTGATATGCCTGCCGGTCACGGTCACATGACGCTGGAGTTTTCGGTGTCAGCATGGCTGGTAAATAACTGGTATCCCACAGCAAGTATCAGCGATCTGCTGGTTGTGGTGATGAAAAAATCCACAGCAGGTATCAGTATCAGCTGAATTTTATAACCCAGAACGGGCGTCAGAAATGACGCCTTTTTTATTGCAGAAAAGCGAGAGGTAATTATGCGTAAACTTTATGCAGCCATTTTGTCCGCAGCCATTTGTCTGACCGTATCCGGTGCGCCTGCATGGGCGTCTGAGCAGCAGGCCACGCTGAGCGCGGGGTATCTTCATGCCCGGACGAACGCTCCCGGTAGCGATAATCTTAACGGGATTAACGTGAAATACCGTTATGAATTCACGGACACGCTGGGGCTGGTGACGTCATTCAGCTATGCAGGAGACAGGAATCGCCAGATTACCCGTTACAGCGATACCCGCTGGCATGAAGATTCCGTGCGTAACCGCTGGTTCAGCGTAATGGCGGGGCCGTCTGTGCGCGTGAATGAATGGTTCAGCGCGTATGCGATGGCGGGAGTGGCTTACAGCCGTGTGTCGACTTTCTCCGGGGATTATCTTCGCGTAACTGACAACAAGGGGAAAACGCACGATGTGCTGACCGGAAGTGATGACGGTCGCCACAGCAACACGTCTCTGGCGTGGGGGGCTGGCGTGCAGTTTAACCCGACCGAATCCGTGGCCATTGATATTGCTTATGAAGGCTCCGGCAGTGGCGACTGGCGCACTGACGGTTTCATCGTGGGTGTCGGTTATAAGTTCTGATTAGCCAGGTAACACAGTGTTATGACAGCCCGCCGATTCAGGCGGGCTTTTTTGTGGGGTGAATATGGCAGTAAAGATTTCAGGTGTACTGAAAGACGGTACAGGAAAACCGGTAGAGAACTGCACCATTCAACTGAAAGCCAGACGGACCAGCAGCACGGTGGTGGTGAACACGGTGGCCTCTGAAAATCCGGATGAAGCCGGTCGTTACAGCATGGACGTTGAGTACGGTCAGTACAGCGTCATTCTGTTGGTGGAAGGATTCCCGCCATCACATGCCGGAACAATCACAGTGTATGAAGATTCTCAACCCGGTACGCTGAATGATTTTCTCGGTGCCATGTCGGAGGATGACGTCCGGCCGGAGGCACTGCGTCGTTTTGAACTGATGGTGGAAGAAGCGGCGCGTAACGCAGAGGAGGCGAAGAAGAATGCCGGAGAGGCGGAGACATCAGCGAGGAATGCCGGCATATCAGCCAGTCAGGCAGAAGAGAACGCTGCAAATGCTGACACTTCAGCAGGGGATGCATCGGAGTCAGCCCGGCAGGCGGCAGAAAGTGCAGCCGCTGCAAAGCAGTCAGAGGAGGCGTCCTCGTCCTCGGCCTCTGAGGCCGCTCAAAAAGCCAGTGAGTCATTACAAAGTGCAGCAGATGCTGAGTTGTCAAAAAAGACGGCAGAAAGTGCAGCCGGTAATGCAGCCAGGGATGCAACGACCGCAACAGAAAAAGCCCGGGAGTCAGCAGAAAGCGCACAGTCAGCGGAACAAAGCAGGATAGCGGCGGAAGAAGCCGTAAACCGAATCCCGACCGTGGTGGGGCCTCCCGGGCCAAAGGGGGAACAGGGGCCCGCGGGTCCTCAGGGGCCGAAGGGAGATAAAGGAGAGCGTGGCGACACCGGCCCGGCAGGGGCAACCGGTGAACGGGGGCCGGCAGGTGATGCTGGTCCGGCAGGCCCGCAGGGGCCGAAAGGCGACAGGGGAGAGCGGGGAGAGACCGGTCTGACGGGAAATGCAGGTCCACAGGGTCCAAAGGGAGATACCGGTGCGGCAGGCCCGGCAGGCCCACAGGGACCGAAAGGAGAAACAGGTGCGGCTGGCCCGGTGGGGGCAACCGGACCTCAGGGGCCGAAGGGCGACCCGGGGGAGACGCAAATACGGTTCCGTCTGGGGCCGGGAAACATTATTGAGACAAACAGCAATGGCTGGTTCCCGGATACAGATGGTGCGCTCATCACCGGACTGACCTTTCTTGACCCCAAAGATGCCACACGGGTTCAGGGTTTTTTTCAGCATTTGCAGGTCAGGTTTGGTGACGGACCGTGGCAGGATGTCAAGGGGCTGGATGAAGTGGGCAGTGATACAGGCAGAACAGGAGAATGACATGAATATACTAAAAAAACTTATGCAGCGTCTGTGTGGTTGCGGAAAGCATGATGACCGTGAACACGGGGAGTTACTTACAGCACAGCTGCGACTGGGACCGGCAGACATTCTGGAGTCAGATGAGAATGGCATTATCCCGGAGCAGGACAGGCTAATCACGCAGGTGGTGATACTGGATGCGGATAAAAAGCAGATACAGTGCGTGGTAAGACCGCTGCAAATCCTGCGTGCTGACGGGACGTGGGAAAATATTGGCGGGATGAAGTAACCCGACAGCTTCACAAAACCGGAGTCCGGCTCCGGTTTTTGTTGTCATGCCATGGTGATGTTTGTTAGGAATAATTAGATAGGTTTATTTTGAAGGTTGAAATGTATGTTATCGCCCTCTTCTATAAATTTGGGATGTTCATGGAATTCTTTAACCAGAAACCTGACTTTGCCTGATAATCGTGTTTTATCCCTCTGTAAGGGATGCTGCCGCTCACTCTGATAATGGGGCGCAAGTAAAGGTTAGCAACAGAACATATCGCGTTGTTTTAAGTGATAATAGGTTTTGCGTGACAAGAGAGAGTCATAGTGGATGTTTTACTAATATGCTGTATAGACTGGGATGGCCTAAGGGAGAGATCACCAGAAAAATTGAGGCTATGCTGAATTCATCGACAGTGAGCACGACTATAGAAAGAGGATCTGTTCGTTCGAACAGACCTGATTTACCTCCAGTGGATTATGCGCAGCCGGAGTTACCGCCAGCGGATTATACTCAGTCAGCGTTGCTGAGGCTTAGCAACAACAAATCACCCGTGCTAGGTAACGTTATTGGTAAAGATGGTAATGCTGTCGTGTATGAAGATATGGAAAATACAACAAAAGTGTTGAAGATGTTTACTATATCTCAAAGCCATGAAGAGGTGACAAGCGAAGTTCGTTGTTTCAACCAGTATTATGGTGCCGGGAGTGCAGAGAAAATATATGGCGATAATAGAGATATTATTGGTATTAGAATGGATAAAATAAATGGAGAATCGCTTTTAAATATTTCGTCCTTGCCAGCACAGGCTGAGCATGCTATGTATGATATGTTTGAGAGACTGGAAAAAAAGGAATTCTTTTTGTTGATACAACAGAAACAAATGTTTTATATGATCGTGTGAGAAATGAATTTAATCCAATAGATATATCATCTTATAATGTTTCTGATATTTCATGGAGTAGACATGAAATCATGCAATCTTATCATGGAGGAAAGCAAGATCTTATTAGTGTGGTATTAAGTAAGGTATAATATTTTTATACAGCCATATTTTTTATAATATTTATTTGTTAAGGGGGTTTTGATATGTTACCAACAAGTGGCTCTTCAGCAAATCTTTATTCATGGATGTATGTATCAGGAAGAGGTAACCCTTCGACTCCGGAATCAGTAAGTGAACTTAATCATAATCATTTTCTTACTCCTGAATTACAAGATAAACTTGATGTTATGATCTCTATATACTTAAATGCCAGAAATAGTAATGAGCTTGAGGAAATTTATCAAGAGTTAAGTGCTTTTGTAAGTGGGCTGATGGATAAGAGAAATAGTGTATTTGAGGTGAGAAATGAAAATACTGATGAGGTTGTCGGAGCACTGAGGGAGGGGATGACGATAGATGACAGGGATGGTTATATCAGGGAGCTTTTTTTTCTGTATTCATTGAAAGTAAAAATTGAGGAAAGTAGACAAGGTAAAGAAGGTTCTAAATGTAAAGTTTATGGTCTGTTATGTCCGCATCACTCTTCAGAGCTATATGGTGATCTACGAGCAATGAAATGTCTTGTGGAAGGATGCAGTGATGATTTTGATCCTTTTGATATTATTAGGGTGCCGGATCTTACTTACAACAAAGGAGCTTTACAATGTGGATGATTAGAGGGAGGTCCTGTGAGCCTGCTTATCATTTTGTGTAAACGCTTTTTTTAAAAGTGACCATCAAGGTGGCTACCAAGCTCGATTATAAAGTAGCATTGTCCATTTCTGTGATGTGGATTGCCAGCCAATCACTTTGTTTGCTGACTTGTAGTCGGGGATATCGGGGGCACCTTGCATTTCCTGACGGCGTGCTATACGACACCTCACTGTACACACGTAGTTACAAATTTACCCCAGCGCAATGGTCTCAGGAGAGGGGCGATTAATTTCATCAGATATTCTTCGTCAGAAGGTGGTGATTATCCATGATATTTGTGTATCGACTTTTTATAAGAGGTTTCTGGTCGGGATTATATAAAACTGCGGACACGTCGTATGCAAGAAGGCGCTACGGTTTTCTGATAAACCTTTCGCCAGCATCATCTGCTTCAGCCCAGTAAAAAGAGACGCGAAAAATGCACAACAGGCACCACACGTCATGCATGGATTAGGATTGCTCATAAATTCACTACTTGAGTATCAGTAATGTTAAGGGATATCAGGAAATATTTTATGAGAAAGAAAAACAGCAAACTGGTCAAAAATAACTCAAAGAAGGCTTGGAATATTCTTATTGAATTCAACGTAGTTTATTGATTTTTCGTGTATGTTTTTAAGACATTTATTCCAAGAAAAATTTATAACCTTTTGATTTTGCGATTCGGTATCATCGGTCTCGAAAACCGGAGTGGGGGCAACTCCACCGGGGGTTCAAATCCCCCTCTCTCCGCCAAAATTCAATCACTTACACATCATTAAGTCAGTGACAAAAATCACACTTGGAATTACTTGGAATATTGTCTTGGAATATTTTCAGGTAACGGGACATCAAGTGTTGGTGAAACTTTAACCTTCCTGTCATAGATTAGCACTTGCCCTTCGGTTTTGTGACCAGAGAAAAGTTGCTTATCCCGACTGCTTCCTTCATAGTCTGAAATTCCTTTCGCCTTCAGATCATGAAAGGTGAAGTCGGTTAAAATACCTGAAATTTTGCCTGCGCGATTTCTTGCTTCTACCCACATTTCGTTAAAGCCTTTGTACATATATCGGTTGCCGTATTGATTGCTGATTACATAGGCGGATGTTGGTAACTGTTTTGCTTTTTCGATCGCCGCCTGTAATCGTGGACTCCATGCTTTTATCTGTTTTTTCCCTGTTTTCCCTTGCTGGATAAAGATCCCGTCGTTTCCAATCTGCTCCCATTTCAGCGATAACACATCGGAAACCCTCGCTGCACACAGATAGGCAATTTCCATTGCGATAAAAACAGGAAGAGGTGCAACGCTTAATACTGCCTGGTATTCTTTGTCGGTTACATATCGTTCGCGGTTTTTGGCCTTGAATTTACTTACACCTGCACATGGGTTAGCCTTCACGTACCCTCGCTCATATCCCCAACTGTAAACGCGGGACATACTGCTTTTTTCATGGTTGGCTTGCGTTTTGCTCTGTTCCCCTCTTTTGTCCATGTATCGACGGATGTGTTCTGGTTTTATGGAATCCGCTGGTACCTTACCGAATACGGCAAGCAACTTTTTTTGATGTTGCAGATAATCTTTTTGTGTTCTTGGGCTAAGGTCACTGTAACAGGCGCTGGCGAGGAATTTTTCCCACAAGCGACCGAATGTCATTGCACGATCGCGATTATTTACAGTTTCCTCATACTTTTTCCATAAAGCAGCTAAACCATCCTTGATGGCGGTTAGTGTTACAGATTCTCTGGATGTTGGTTTCCATACATAACTATATTTATTTGGGTATACATTTGGAGGTAATTTTTCGTGTTCAGGATTTTTCCTTCGTCTTCCCATCAGATCGCACCAAAATTCGGCTCTACCTCGCGTGGTGGTAAAGTTTTATTGCAGGTAAATAGATCCCGGCTGACAATCGGTTTGCCACTACGATTGGTATAGAACGGAAGCCCGTTTTCCATTAACCATTTTCGCTGGTGGCTTGCATATTTGCAGCCCGTTAATATTAGCAATTCATCTTCGGTTAAAAATAAGCTGCTCATAGCTATATCTCATAACCGCCGCTAACTATATGCGGTTAGCGGCGATCAGGGTTGAACATTAAAAATCAGCCTGACTCGGGATCAGTTTTTGCCAGATAGCTGAAACGTATTTTGCCTGGTAACGGGCGTCATCAAGTGCATTATGGCGCTCACCTTCGAATGGAATAGCCGTTCTGGCATCGAAGTCTATGGCTTTCCCCAGCTCAACGATTGTGCGTACATCGCGATCGTTGTAGTAACGCCACGGGCAGGGGATCCCCTGCCGTTCGTATGAACGGCGCAAAATCGTGTTGTCGAAGTTGGCTCCATTTCCCCAGACCTGAACAAAAAATTCACCGGAGTTTTCGTCGATAAATTCCCGCAATTGTAACAGTGCATCATCTAACGGGATTTCATCGGTCATAATGGCAGATTGCGCTTCGCGTGATTGCTTAAGCCACCATTTAATGGTGTCCCGATCAATGACTCCGCCAGCAGTTTCCAGATCGATAGTCTTACTAAATTCCGGTCCCATATCTCCGGTTTGCGGATCGAAAAATATTGCACCTATTGAGATGATCGGGGCATCAGGATTTTTTCCCATGGTTTCAAGGTCGATCATTAGATGGTCACACGTCCTGCTGGTGGATGTGATTTCTTGATGACCGTTCACCTTAATTGAGTGATCTGCCGTCTCGCCAGTTTCACTATCGCTGGCGTGGTCCTGAGCGCTGCCAGCATTCTCCTTGTGTGGATGTTCAGCGCCTTCCATTTTCTCCGAATCGTCTTCCTGAACTTCAACCTGATACTCTTCATCGAATGTTTCCTGGTATGTTGCGTCGCCCATCACCGCGCCACAATCAGGGCAGTTGCCGCCGCCGGTCTGACCGCAGGCGGTGCAGACTTTTTCCGGTTCCTGTTGCGCTACTGGTTCAGGTTGTTTCGTTTCTGGCTCGTTTTGTAACGCATTTGGGCTGTTTTGTTCCGCTTTCTGGCCGTTCTGTTCCGTTTCTTGCTGGTTCTGATTCACTGAATCGCGGGTTTCAATCCCCTTCACCCATTTCGGATCATTCGGGTCGCTAATCCCTGCAACAAATTCACCACGTGATACAGCAAGCAACTTATTGGCGTCAGGCTGGCTGATATTGGCTGCCTGCATAATTTTGTTTACTTCGTCAGCGGTAACTTTTACCGGCTCTGGTTGTGCGATCGTGTCAGATGCACCAGTATTTTGTTGTGAACCTGAGTACGTGCCGTTTTTACGTGCGAAGTATTCCTCTTTTGTGATTTCCGTAGCTCCCAGGGCCAGTGCTTTTTCCAGACCAGAAAGTTTGTTTGCGCGACCGTATTTTTCGCCGTCCTTATCAGTGAAAAGGAAGTAGAACGGTCCCTCACGCTCTACAGATGGTTCGTCTTCCACTTCGCATTCGGTTTTTTCGTTGTCCGGCATTGCCGTTTCCACTGCATCAGTTTCTGGTACTGGTGACGGGAGAGTACCAGCTGTGCCCTGATTTGTTCCTTCGTCATCTTCAAACACGCCCTTGGTAGTCAGGTATTCAGTGATGTATTTGTTCAGTGCTACGGGATCTTTGTGAATGTCGATCGGACGCTCACGGACAAGGCCAAAAATAGTCTGACGGTCGTAGCGAACGGCATCGGGTTGTTTGCGCATTGATGCGGAAATGTGCTTCCAGTCTTCGCGATCTTTGTCGATAACTTCATTTTTTGCCCAGCGATGGATGCTGCCGTCAATGTTTCCGGTATCAATATCGCCAGGCCAGAGAGCGTAGGCCAGTTCTTCATCCAGCGTTTTCCATGTCTGCTTGTATTCGCGACAAATGGCGGCAGTGACTGGGTTGATTTTTCCTGCTGAGTTTTCAGTGTTCTGTTGATTGACTCTGGCGCTGGCGAGATCAACAACAGACGTGTATTTCCCAGTCTCTTTGCGCTCTGCGTCCTGCCGTTTTTTCCAGTTACGTAATTCAGCCTGAATTTCGGGCCATTTGGCACCCGGATTACATTTGTGTTTAACCCATCCGATAGCGAACAGTTTGCGTTCCGGATACATAGCGTTAATTTCAGGCGTTTTCATCAGTGCTTCAACGATATGCCCGTCAAAGGTAGCAACGTCTTCCTGCAGTAATTCCTGCGCGTCAATCGCCATATCAACGGTGATGTTTTCACATGTACCGAACTTAACCAGGACCGCGTTCTGTACTTCAAGGGACAGCTTGTCAAAATTGACGTTCATCGGATCGGATTCTGGTTCGACCGGAATAAAGGAAGCGGATTCCTCATCCCAGCGGTTTTCCTGCATATATTCAGCATCCCAGGAATCGAGGGCAGGGCGGGGTATACCGGGTTTATCCTCGCAAACAAGAAATTTATAAGCGCAGTCCTGAGCAGCCGGATAATGTTCCAGGAATTGCCAGTGAAATTTTGCGCGGGCGCGACGTTCATCACCGGCTTCAATGGCAGTGGCTACAGCGACGGCACCTTCTTCCTTTATTGCCTGTTCATCAGGAATAGCAGCGCAAATAAAGACCTTACTCATTTTGTTTTAACCTCATTACAGATTTCAGGGTGAACGAATCCCTGCCATTGCTGGCATTTTTAATCCGTTGGTATGGTGTTAATATGGCTGGAGGGTTATCCAGCCGGTGTTTCGTTATTCAGGTACAGCGATACTTTTTTTACCGGGAGGCATTCACCAGAAATTTTTTGCTCGTCTCTTGCCTGGAGGCAGGATTCTTTACTGGCATAAATTCTGGTAATCACATTCTGTGATTCACCCGTTATAAGAAAAACCGTCATCATCAGTGCAAATGCTGAAGTCATTGACGTTCTCCGAAAATACCAAGTTCAAGAAGAGCAATTCGGGAAAGTATGGAATTATCATTGAGCAGATAAGGCTCATATTTCCTCATATTAATGGCATCTTCAGTAAACTCCCGGTTACTGAGCAGAACACCAATATCAAAACAACCTTCAGACGTATTAACGTTTGGTAATAACGTTTCCATTATCGCGTCCTCAACAATGAATTTTGTGATGCGGTGCCTGGTGCCTCCAGGTGACGTTAACCAGTTAACAATTAACGCCGGATACAGAGAATCCACCCATAACACTGTTTTTGGTTTTAACTGTTCCGCGTGCGCTCAGCCGCATTCACCGCATCACAAAATTCACTTTAAAAACGGCGGCAGAGCAGTCACGGAGTAAAACTGATACCGCCAAACGTCACCAGAAAATTGATAACAGAGGGCGTTGCAGCGGGGTTGTCACTTAAGCGTATGGTCAACCTGACAACCCGGTGTCCTCAACGGGGGAAGGAATAACCCCGCCATACTTACCGCCGCGCCATTTCGCGGGTTGCCACAACCGGAAGCGCACGGTCGAATTAAATTTAACGACACCGTACAGTGAGACGAACTTCGCCGTGCGCTTTCGTGTTGTGTGCCTGCTTTTAACCACGTCAGGCGAGGTGGTATCCTTCTTATCCCGAATAACCAAGAAGGAAATCTATATGACTAAAGAAGAATTTGTCTCTTATATTTTTGATAAAACGGTTGAAATGTATGCCGCTACTTACGGGTCCTGTAATCCTCTGAATAAACCAGAGGGGAAAGATGATTTCGACAAAATTTACCGCTTCTTGGAGGACCGCTATATCAAAAGGTTAGAGGACGCAGGGATCAAATCCCCAGTGAAGTCACCATTGTCCTGAGAACTTGCAGGACGTCATGATCGTAACTTCCATCCAAACCGCGACGGCAAATTGCTTCTCGTATTACCGGAAGCAGTTCGCTGGAAATCTCGGTGCATATTTCACCTGATAATACGCTTGGCTCAAGTGAGAATATTGGTGAACTTACGGTCTTGGTCTCGACAGTTTCAGAGTCAGTGCCAACATTATAAAGCTCAACGAAAGCGGTCTTGATTTTCCGGGCCAGATCTTTTGCTGGCTCGCTTGCAATATCTTTCCCGATTTCTCGCAGCACAGAATGCAATGTATGAGCTGCTGTTTTCTGTACATCAGACGGTAAATCTTTAAATTCCATCGTCAGCCTCATCAGTCAGTGTTTCTGGCTAACCAGCAACGCGCGCCAGATCCGGTTTTAAACGTTTTGCTTTTGGTATATGTCATCGCGGTGAACGTACCGCCCTGGTTGGGGAACACGCCGTACACCAGAGATTCGTTGTTGCCAAGATCGATAGTATCCATGTTGACCTCATTTCCCCTTAACGCCGGGGTAGCGGAACTGTTTGCTGAGAACACCGTGCGGTGTCTTGATGGATCGTAATTTAGTTTTCTCATGAATATTGGTCAAGTACTTTTAATGAGAAAACTCAATATTTAATGCAAAATAAAGCCAATACATTGAAATGTAAGGCTTTAAAATTTGTGAAGGGGGGTTATTGATGTTTGTTACGTTTGCGAGCTTCTAGTAGCTCGGTGAATAGGCGATTAAAATTCTCAACGCGGGCACGGAGTTCGCTGATTTGTGCTTGCTGCTCTGATTTTGGAAGTGCGCGATACAATCGCAACATCTCCAACTCATCTTCCGATAAGTCTAAGGCGCTGTTGAGTGCAACTGGTGGATCTGGTGTTTTATCCTCGTCACCAAACAGTATCCAAGTTGGTGAACATTGCAATACCTCAGCCAGGCGATGCAAATTTTGCCCGCGCGGGGCTGTATGGTCGCTTTCCCATAGTGAAATTGATGAGCCAGATACGCCAGCAGCTTTGCTTAAATCGTTTTGACTTAAACCAACCTGTTTGCGTCTTTCTCTAATTCGTTGACCTAAAGTTTTCTCGTTCATATTTAGATATCTTAATAACCCTTGACTTGAGATTCCTTGAGTGATTACTATTGAGAAAACTCAACTTTGGAGGGGTGATGTTTAAATCAGACGTAATTAATTTTTATGGGACGAAAGCCAAAGTAGCGAAAGCTGCTGGTGTTGATCCATCTGCTGTTTCTCAATGGGGGGAACTGGTTCCTGAAGGTCGCGCGATGCGCCTGCAAGAGGCATCCGGCGGGGAACTTCAGTACGACCCCAAAGTTTATGACGAATATCGTAAGGCAAAGCGGGCGGGGCGGTTGAACAATGAAAATCACCCCTGAACAGGTTTGTGAGGCTCTGGATGCCTGGGTATGCCGACCAGGAATGACACAGGAGCAGGCGACGATATTAATCACGGAAGCATTCTGGGCTCTGAAAGAACGCCCGAACATCGATGTTCAACGCGTCACGTTTAATGATGGCGAGGTTGATCAACGGGCGCTGGGCGTTAACCGGGTGAAGATATTCGAACGCTGGAAAGCTATCGACACCAGGGATAAGCGGAAAAAATTCACGGCGCTGATTCCGGCAATTATGGAGGCTATCCGAATTAGTGATTTCAGGCTGTATCGTGAGATCAGTGATGGAAAAAGCATTACGTACATGATCGCCGGATTAAACAAAGAATATGGCGATGTGGTGGAGTCCGGGCTGCTTTTTGCGGATCCAGCTGTTGTGGAACGTGAGACTGACGAGCTTATAGAAAAAGCTATTGCTTTCAAGCATGCGTATCGTCAGCAATATCAATATTACTTTGCAGATAAACAAATGTCTGCCAGGGGTTCGTATGAGTATCGATGCACTACGATGGGCTAAAAAGGTGAAAACCGGCAGTTCATCCAGTAAGTCAGTATTGACCTGGCTTGCTGATATGTGCGGTGCCGATTTGTGTGCATACCCGTCTGTATCTGCCCTGGCAGAAGTAACGGAACTGAACAAAAAGACAGTGCAGGACAGCTTACGACACCTGATGGAGATTGGGTTAATTGTTGATACCGGTGAGAGAAAAGGCAGAACAAAGCAAATTGTGGTGTACCGACTTATCGGTGTAGAAGAAAGTGTTGCCGAGCCTGAATACACCCAAAAACGGGAGTCTTTAAAGGTGGGTAAAATTGGTGCTGTTAATAAAAACAGTACCGAAAATGGTTATGTTTCAGCACAAAACAGACCCAAAAACGGAACTCTTAGCTGCATGGAAAATAACCAAAGACACCCAAATTTTCCATCAAAGACACCCAAAAACGGATCACGGAACCCAAAGGAACCCAAAGTTCTAAACCCCACACATAACGCACGCGAGAGTGCTCTGACCAGTGAGCAGGAAGTTTTGTCGTTACAGGCAGTATTCCTGGATGGCCTGAGAGAACCCATCGGAAAATTTCTGATGACCGATAGCTGGCATCCGTCGCGGGATTTTCGACGACGGGCTGCGTTGTGGGGGATGGCTTTGCCGGAGCCGGAATTTACACCTGCTGAACTTGCCGCATTCCGGGATTACTGGAGTGATGAGGGGAAAGTGTTTACGCAGATTCAGTGGGAGCAGAAATTCGCCCGTCACGTAAATCACGTCAGGGCGCAGGTTAAACCAGTCAGCAAGGGGGTGAACCATGCAGCAGCACCAGGGGGCACCGCATCACGGGCAGTTCAGGAAATTCGGGCAGCACGTGAGCAGTGGGAACGTGAAAACGGATTTATCCGCGACGGAAACGGCGTGGAAGCTGTGGGAACTCATGGGGGAGGTTTATTCGAACCGCTGGACCCAGAAGAACGGGGCCGCACCTTCGAAGCTCTGGATTGCACAGATTGGTGCGATGACTGAGCAGCAAATCCGACAGGTCTGCCGCCAGTGCATGGACCGCTGCCGGGAGGGTGAAACATGGCCTCCGGACCTGGCTGAGTTTGTGGCACTGATTTCGGAAAGCGGAGCCAATCCATTCGGTCTGACGGTGGATGCTGTGATGGAGGAGTACCGCCGCTGGCGCAATGAGTCCTGGCGATACGACGGAAGTGATAAGTACCCGTGGTCTCAGCCTGTGCTGTATCACATTTGCCTCGAGATGCGTTCAAAGGGGGTTGAGCGCCAGATGACCGAAGGGGAATTAAAACGGCTTGCAGAACGGCAGCTGACGAAATGGGCAAAGCATGTTAGTAACGGCCTGAGCGTTCCGCCAGTCCGGCGACAACTGGCGGCACCCAAACGCCCGTCGGGGCCAACGCCAATTGAGTTGCTGAAACAGGAATATGAACGCCGGAAAGCGGCTGGGCTTGTTTGAGTTGAGAAGTAATTTTTACCGGGAGGAAATTTATGGAGACTGTTTTTGACGCACTGAAAGCAATGGGAAAAGCCACATCCATAGAACTTGCTGCGCGCGTGAAGAAGTGCTGAACGAACTATGGGAACTGAAAAAGGCTGGTTTTGTTGATAAAAGCGCGTACACCTGGCGTGTGGCTGATAACAACGTTCAGCAGGAACAGCCAGCGCAGGCAGAACTGCCGGAAGAAACCACCACAATGAGTGAAGTTATGCAGCGCATACTGGCATTTTATCAGGGAAATGTTCGATATTTTAGACGTTACTAGATTAAAGAGCATTAGTTCAGATGTGAATTGACATTGTGTGGCACAGGGTTGGGCTAGCGTGGGGGTTTGCTTTGTGTAAGAAACGGATGCTCTGCAAATTACTACTAATGCTTAATGTTAGTCTGATCTGCTCCCCGATGATTAATACACCGCTATGTTAGTAATGTCTGTAGATCGCTGTGTGTTGCATCCATCGGTTGACCCCACAGTCCAAACCAGACTGTCAGCTTTGATTCGATTCTATCTACTCAACCTGTCAGGTAATGTCTGAGCTAATACACAGAGTACGGCTATCGCGAACTTTAAGCTAGGTATCTGATACGCACCGTTCACTTGTTTGTACTTCTTGCACTGACTAGCTATCGTGCGCAGTTATTTATAGGTAATCTCCAGTGTATAATTTTCCAACTTATGGGAGATTGTAAAACAGGAGGAATATATGAGGAAAAAATCGTTTGGACGTTGCCCGTTTGATTTCGACGAAGATGTAAAAAAAATAGCCGCGATAAATAAATATATCCATGCGAAATTTGAGAGGCATAAAAATAAAATAGATAACCTAAAGGGGGTGGAACAAAAATTGATGGTTTTACATTACTTTAATGTACTGAATGAACTTAGTAATCAGGCTATATTTTCTTTGAGTACCGGAGCCTTTTCAGCATCGGAAGTATTAACTAGAGTTATAATGGAACAGGCTGCCAATCAATTTTATATAGCAATTGATGATGGAAAAAATGCACAAGCATTACTCAAGGGTAGTAAGAAATTAGTTCATAGTAATGGGAAACGGTGGCTGGAGTGTTTAAAATCCAAAGAAATGACTAATCCAGCAGCAGATGAAAGGATTCGTATCGGAAAAGAGCTAACTGATATGTTTAATAGATTGTGGCCAAATACACCTGAATATCCTGGAACCAAAAAGCTTTTCGAAGTAATTGGCTGGGAAACACACTATCATGCCTATTACGTCCCTCTTTGTGATTCAATACATACATTCTCTGATGATATGGCAAATATAGTATCTCTATATAATGCAATCCAAAGCGATAAAACTACTGCTATCGAACTCACTCTTGCAGTTAAACAAGAAAATAAACGGCTGGCAATTTATAATGTCGTAATTGCTATTGGCCTGCGGTGTGAGGCCTTAGTAAATGTATTTAACTCTTTAGGTTATCGAGATATTATAACTGAAATGGCGCCAACAATAGATGCAGTCAACCAGATTATAATTCGATATGATGATTTCGAACATTCCAGAATTTTTATTGTCAATAATTAATTGGCAGAATTCGTACATGCACAACAACTAGTTATAGTTGACCTATTTCGCTCTTGAGAGACAACCATACTCAAATCTTCCACATTGCAGGAGATTTGAGTATGAATACGTCACCGAGGAACAAAGACAGTATCATAGGCCCAAAAAGACCACTTCAGATATCTCATATCTGGGGGCTCCAAATCCGGCTTGAACTGGAAGGTAAAACGCGTGATTTAGCTCGGTTTCAAGCAGAGCTACGGTGCTGCAACTGAAAAACTGGCAGTCCTATCCAATTTGAGATAACCAAAGGGACAAGAGAAGCTGTTTCTGCATTGATAAAGCTTGGCAATTTACGCAGTAAAGACTACTTGTTCCGATCTCGGGTCGGTACTAACCAACACATATCAATCCTGCAATATAACCGAATCTTTCATAGGGGGGAGAAAAGCTTGGTCTCGAAGATTCGCTTTACAGCACACATTCCATGAGAAGAACAAAACCTTGCCTTGTCTGCAAGAAAACTAAGAATCTCCGGGTGATCCAACTTCCGTTGGGCCATAAGAAAACGGAAAGCACAGTTCGTTATCTGGGTATAGAAGTTGATGATGCATTAGAGATCTCTGAATCGATCGAAGTCTAAAGCTGTCAGGGCTGCAGCAGCAGCCCTGTGCCAAGAGCGTACCAATATATGTCTCAAAAAATTGGGCACAGGTCAATATCAATACCAACAACTCTGATTGTGCTCATGTGATTTACTCCTGTAGAAAACGCAGACAGTAAAAATATTTCACTGGCTGCTTCAGACAGGGCGTCCATCATATCATTACATAACAATAGCGGGGCACGATATCTAGACATGCAGCAACGATGGACATAGAATGAGTACAATCAAAAGCATGTTTAACTACTTTAATTTAAAAATCTTAGAATCTTAGGTGTAGAGTTCAATACTTAGTTACATACCCTTTTGAAAGCATCACAAATCATAACTATGAGCCTGTTAAAGGCATAGGTATTCTTAATTAAGAGCATTTTAATGAGAGAAAAATAAAATGAAAAGACTATATTATACCCATCATGATAGTCGAACCTTAAAACTTGCTATAGAAGGTGATGTTTCTGATAATGCGAATATTTTTACAGTAATTGTAGGTAAAAATGGCGTTGGAAAAAGCAGATTGTTATCTCAGATTGCTAAAGACTGTATTCAAGATGTTCATTTCTTGAAAACTTTTAATCCATTATTTGACAGAGAAATAACACCAAAGTTAATTGCCGTATCTACCAGCCCATTCGATAAATTCCCTCCAGGGCGTAGGTCATTAAATCACCAAAGGAAAGAAAATAATTATCGCTATGTGGGTATGCGTGGAGAAGGCCCCTTCGGCGTATCAAATGCCGTATCCCTTTTATCTTCAGCAGCGAGAGGTTGGCTAGAGAAACTTGCTTATTCAGAAAATCCTGCAAATTTACTCGATGTTTTTCATTCTATTGATTTTGAGCCCCATATAGAGTTTGTATTTAAACCAACTTACAACGGACCGGACACTCCTGACTATAACTTCATTGGTGTATATTCAGATGAGATATTAACGGAAGTTAAGGAGTTATATTTAAAATACAATATAAAAATTGACAGGAAGAATATTGAGAGTCTCTTAAAGTTAAACTCCGAATCACGTCATGATATTTACGAAGCACTGGTTGAAATTAATCGATTTGAACCTGAACGTAGGGCTGTAACCTTGTCAGTCGATTTTACCAATGGTGAAACATTGGTTGGCTCGACTTATGCGAATAATTATTTTTCTAGATCAATTCTTAAACTTATGAACGCTGGCTTCATGAGATTGATGGATATGCGACTCATAAAAAAAAGCTATGGTCCCATGTCACTTAAACGTGCGAGCTCGGGAGAACAATGTTTATTAGTGATGTTGCTTGGAATTGCAGGGCATATAACTGATGGTTCTATAATATTAATTGATGAACCGGAAATAAGCTTGCATCCTCGATGGCAGGAAGAGTTTATCATTATGTTAACAAAAGCATTTTTAACTTACTCAGGTTGTCAATTCATAATTGCAACTCATTCACCACAAATAATATCCAATTTGCCGAATAAAGGTTGTTATATAACATCTTTGTCGAAAAGTTATCTTTATAAAGCAAAATACTTTAGCAACCGGTCTGCAGACTATCAACTTGCGGAACTATTTGATGCCCCTGGCATTATGAATGAATACATTGCCAGGTTAGCTTTCAATTTACTTTCAAAAGTTAAGACTGCTAAGTTAGTAACAGATGATAATTGGCGTGAATTAAAACAACTCCAACTTCTCCTTGAAAACGTTAATAGTAATGACCCTATTAATGAACTCGTAAATTCCGTATCTCAGGTGTGTGAAATTTATGCCAAAAATTAAAAATCCAATTAGATTCAGCGCAGAGTCATTAGATATTATTGAGAAAAAATTGTCTTCTCCAGATTTTAAGCATACCAACTGGGGAGATGATGATTTGCAAGTTCTCCGTGCAGAAATTAGAAATCATTACAGAGAAGAACAAAAGCTAGAATGTGTATATTGTCATGAGCCTATTGGGGTAAGAGCTGCACAAGCTGCTCCTATAGAGCATATTGTGCCAAAATCTCAATATCTATGTTTTATTTTTGAACCTAAGAATCTATGTGTAGTATGTCCTGACTGCAATGAATTCAAAGGTAAAAATGAAGTGTTATTTGAACCCGTAATAAATGGGGGGCGGCGCAAAAACTATCCAACTGCATCTGCATCATTTCGCATCGTTCATCCACATATAGATGATTATGAGATGCATATTATAAAAGCAAATCGTGTTTATGTGGACAAAACACCTAAAGGGCACTATACCATTGGAATATGTAAACTAAATAGATTTTTTCATTATTTTGGGATGTGTGATGAATTTGTTAATGATGCAAAAATTGCTGAGACAAATGAAAATTTTTTCAAAAAAGGTAGTATTACTACTAATGAATTATTGGATGATGACATTCATTTGATTTAACTATGAATTATTATATTGTAAAGTAATCAGGTAAGATATGTTAGACAGTGAGACTATTGCCTTACAGAATTCATTATTCTTATGGATCGCCTTTCTGACTGATTTCATATTGGCGGGGTAACGGGAGTTAAGTAGAATGGCTGCGGGTGCTTGAGGCTATCTGTCTCAGGCATGAACACCAAAGGCAGATAGAGAAAAGCCCCAGTTAACATTACGCGTCCTGCAAGACGCTTAACATTAATCTGAGGCCAATTTCATGCTAGACACATGTAGGTTAGCCTCTTACGTGCCGGAAGGCAAGGAGAAGCAGGCTATGAAGCAGCAAAAGGCGATGTTAATCGCCCTGATCGTCATCTGTTTAACCGTCATAGTGACGACACTGGTAACGAGGAAAGACCTCTGCGAGGTACGAATCCGAACCGGCCAGACGGAGGTCGCTGTCTTCACAGCTTACGAACCTGAGGAGTAAGAGACCCGGCGAGGGAGAAATCCCTCGCCACCTCTGATGTGGCAGGCATCCTCAACGCACCCGCACTTAACCCGCTTCGGCGGGTTTTTGTTTTTATTTTCAACGCGTTTGAAGTTCTGGACGGCGCCGGAATAGAATCAAAAATACTTAAGTAGCGCGCAGGGATAAGAGGGATGGTCCCTTAAAGGGGAGAGCTAATTATCCGGAAGGATTCTGATGATGAACATCGAAGAACTGCGTAAAATTTTTTGTGAAGATGGCCTCTATGCTGTGTGCGTTGAAAATGGAAATCTTGTTAGTCATTACCGCATTATGTGTTTGCGAAAGAATGGGGCTGCGTTAATTAATTTTGTGGATGGTCGAGTGACAGACGGATTTATCTTGCGCGAAGGTGAGTTTGTCACTTCATTACAGGCACTGAAAGAGATCGGAATAAAAGCAGGCTTTTCAGCTTTTGCAGAAGAATAAACTCATCTACAATCTTGCGCGGGGCTGAACTCCCGCTGAGTAACACCGTGCCACCGGAGAAAACCGATGGCACGCAACGTAAAATATTACAATTCTGATAATTCGCCCGTTCTTGCCTGCACGCACGAGCGGTATTCTCACGCATTCAAGTCTGAATGGTTCCAACACCCTCCATGTACTGAAGAGCAGGCTGAATGGATAATTCAGTGTTACCGCAGGCGCGGATACGAGGTTAAGAAAGCCCTTAGTCTCGACTACCGTCACTGGATAATCTCCGTCAGGCTTCCTTACTCTGAACGCCCACCGCGTCCGTCTCGCACATTCCAGCAACGCATCTGGAGGTAACGTGCGGGTATTACTTCGACCTGTTCTGGTACCGGAACTCGGGCTGGTGATCGTTAAGCCGGGCCGTGAATCCATGCCAGTATTCCACAATACCCGGGTATTGATGGAGCCGGAACCGAAAAGCATGCGTAATCTGCCGTCCGGGGTCGTTCCTGCCGTTCGCCAGCCGCTGGAGGAAGACAAAACATTGCTGCCGTTTTTCAGTAACGCACGGGTGATTCGTGCTGCTGGTGGTGCAGGTGCATTGTCTGACTGGCTGTTGCGCCATATTAAATCCTGCCAGTGGCCACACGGCGATTATCATCACAGCGAAACTGTCATTCACCGTTATGGTACCGGCGCAATGGTGTTGTGCTGGCACTGCGACAACCAGCTGCGTGACCAGACATCCGAATCACTCGAGCAACTTGCTCATCAAAACCTGTCAGCATGGATGATTGACGTCATCGGTCACGCAATAAGCGGTACGCAGGAGCGTGAATTATCTTTGGCTGAATTATCCTGGTGGGCGGTCCGCAATCAGGTGGCGGACGCGCTACCGGAAGCGGTATTACGTCGTTCGCTGGGGGTGCGTGCGGAAAAAATCCGCTCAATGTACCGTGAAAGCGACATCGTGCCGGGAGAGCAGACCGCCACCAGCATACTGAAGCAGCGCACAAAAAATATTGCGTTACTGCCTGACGTCCACCAGCAACAGAACCCACCACAGGAAAAGACGGTGGTCAGCATTGCCGTTGATCCTGAGTCTCCGGAATCTTTCATGAAACGACCTAAACGTCGCCGCTGGGTTAACGAGAAATACACACGCTGGGTGAAGACTCAGCCGTGTGCGTGTTGTGGTAAGCCAGCCGACGATCCCCATCACCTGATTGGTCATGGTCAGGGCGGAATGGGGACAAAATCTCACGATATTTTCACGCTACCGCTGTGTCGGGAGCATCACAACGAGCTTCATGCGGATCCGCTGGCGTTCGAAGAAAAGCATGGCTCTCAGGTTGATTTAATTTTTCGTTTTCTTGATCACGCCTTTGCAACTGGCGTGCTTGGGTAAAAGAGGTGACTGATGCTCATAGATTTGGTTTTACCTTACCCGCCGACGGTGAACACTTACTGGCGACGCCGTGGCAGCACATATTTTATCTCGGAGGAGGGAAAGCGTTATCGCCGGGCTGTGGCGCTTATTGTTCGCCAGCAGCGGCTGAAATTAAGCCTGTCCGGAAGGCTGGCGATAAAGGTGATTGCAGAGCCACCGGATAAGCGCCGTCGTGACCTGGACAATATCCTGAAAGCACCACTGGATGCGCTGACGCATGCCGAACTTCTCATAGACGACGAGCAGTTTGATGAAATCAATATTGTGCGCGGTCAGCTCGTTCCTGGTGGGCGACTGGGCGTGAAGATTTACGAAATCACAGGTGATAACGATGGCGCGTGATATTCAGCAGGTTATGGAACGGTGGGGGGCTTGGGTTGCAAACACTCATGAAGATGTATCCTGGGCGTCGATCGCTGCTGGTTTTAAAGGGTTAATTCCGTCGAAAGTGAAATCACGTCCTCAGTGTTCTGATGATGATGCAATGATAATTTGTGGCTGTATGGCCCGGTTAAACAAGAAAAATCAGGATTTGCACGATTTGCTGGTGGATTATTACGTATATGGAATGACTTTTATGAGTCTGGCACGGAAACTTGGATGTTCGGATACCTGTGTTGGTAAGCGCCTGCAGAAGGCGGAAGGGGTTATCGATGGCATGTTGATGATGCTTGATATCCGGCTGGAGATGGACAGATATGTAGAACGAATTATGTAGGTGCTTGACCATATACATTGTCCGGGGCTATATTCCTCGCGCGTCAGCAAAATCTGGCGTCGGGATTGGAACCCCGGATATTCAACCGCGACAGACACACGCCGCGAGCGTGTTTTTTATTGTCGTAAGCACACGCACATCTGAATAATGGTGGGGCGTATGGGGGAGCTGAAAGGCTCGCCGGTTGGTTGATCCGGTAGTTCCAACCCTGTACGTCTCACCACCCAATGATTGGAACCTGACGGTGGTGATAGTTAAATCCATCAACCAGAGGGCGTTATCATGACGACTCAAGTTTCTGTCGAAACTCTTTCCCCGATCACACACAACCAGCTCCCAGTTGTCACTACAGAGTTACTGGCCAAACTATATGGCTGTAGCGTCGAGTGTATTCATAGAAATCACCACCGTAATAAAGAGCGATTTGCAGAAGGGAAGCACTACATAATTGCGAAAGGCGCAGACCTCCAAAATTTGAAAATCTCTTTAAGGGATTTTCAAACGATCGCCCCAAATGTCCGAAAGCTCATACTCTGGACAGAACGCGGAGCAGCCCGTCACGCCAAAATGCTCGAAACCGATCAGGCGTGGGAAGTATTCGAAAAACTGGAAGACTGTTATTTCAACCAAAAACAACCACCAGCGGCACAAAACACATCTATCGAAAATGATGGATGCGCATTACTGATCCACTTCGATAAACATGGTCAGGTTGAGTTCACGGAAAAGGTGCCCGCCGATGCGATGGTATGCACTCTGGAACGGTTTAAATTTTATCTGGAGCAACACGGGTGGATCGTTGCCCGTAAAGAGCAACTGGTGGAGCGGTTGATGCGGCTTTAAAAATTTCCCCCGAACGCTTTACGATCGTAAAAAGTTGAATATACTGTTAAGAGTGGTTACTACGCCGCACAGCTTAAACCCGCCGATGAGCGGGTTTTTTTGTGCACAGAAAACCCCCAGCTAGGCTGGGGGTTCCGGAAAGCTTTCAGCTTTGAGCCA